TTTTTAAATATTTCACTTTCATTGCATGAATTAATGAATTGAACACCTCCGTTATAGTCTCCAACAATTGAAACAATATTAAAATGAGCAATTAAGTAATGAATATATTCTATATGCTTCTTTAAATTTGTTCCAGAAAGTGCATAGCTGTGAACAACTACACCATTTCTTTTTTCTGGATTAATTTTAATTAGTTGCATAGAGAAGTCGTCGGAACCATCACTCTCTGACCAAGAAGGGTCAAATGCTAATATATATTGCGCTGTAGGATCTCCTATAACCTCAACAGCTTGCCCTTCTCCATCTGGTATAGTACAAAGCGCCATCTTACTTACCTTGAAGTATCCAGAGCTATCGTCAGTAAATACAGCGCCAAACTCACGATCAAATTGAGATTGACTCATTGTAGCTTTTGCTTGATTAATTAAGTTCTGGTCATAAAGCTGATCTGGTGCGCAATCATAACTAAAATGCATAATTACTCTATGAGCATTATCTTTTTCGGCGTTATTTAAAATCAATGACTCATATTGTTGATATAATTTATAAAGATATTCAAATTTATAACTTGCTGAAGACAGACCAATAATTTTATTATTTGGCCAACGATAACGATCTTCTTCAGACATTTTACCTTGTTTAATTAATGTACTTTCCAAATCATATAATTTTTGTCTTTCAGTTGGATTTTCTACAACAGAAAGGAATGGCAGAATAACTTCATTTAAAATTTTCTCTGGCATCAAAAGAAGCTCATCGATAATCATCCTTTGGAAACGGAAACCGCGAAGTTTTTCACCATCACCAAGTGGTAATGCTGTAATCTTACTTCTTCCGATCTCAATAACCCACTCATCGTTTGTCTTAGATATTCTATTAATACATTGTGATAAAAATCCAGCCTTTGGACTGCGAGATATTTCCTCAATCTTACGGAAAATCATTTTAGACTGCCTGAATGATTTACTAATAATTCCAATATGAACTCCTTGATTTAAAATCGCATCTAAAATAGCAAAAATTGCAGTAGAGAAAGATTTACTCATACCACGAGAATTATGATGAACAAAACCATTACCAACATAACATTCTTCATTTTCTACAGTAATATCTATAGACTTAACAAGACAATTGTCTATTGATTTAATTGGTGAAAATACAACATTTTCATTTTTAATATTATTAATAATTTGACGAGTATTATCAGAAATATTTATAAGTAAATCAAAATTATTTTGAGAAAAACTCTTCCCCCAAGATCCTCTTTTACCAGTTACTTTTTCTTTTGAGCCGTCTTTTTTAATAATTTCACAAAAATTTGGTATTAAGTTGTTTTGATAATTTTTATTTTTTGATCTATTAATAATTTTTTCCAAATTGCTTTTCTTGTGAAAAACTTGAAAGTCTATTGAATTTTGAAACTCTCTCAAAGAATTAACATCATTTGATATAACTAAATCATAATATGAGACTCCTTTATTCTCACCCGATTTTCTTAAATTAGATACTATTCCAAGATTATTTAAAATCATTTTAATCTGTCTAAGAAGTTGTAATGAAGTATTTTTCAAACCAACTTTACTGCTAGTAGATAAATATGAAGCATAGCCATCAGCATCAAACAACCCTCCAATTAGTGCGCATAATTCATTTCTAGAACATTGTAAAATAGAATCACAAATAACTTTATCTTTTGATTTTAAAGATTTATCCCAACCTATACTTTCCAACCAAGAAACAATCTCCCTATTAAATATCGAATATTCATAAAAACTTAAATTTTTTGTTCTTTGTCTTGCGTAACTTTTTAAATCATTATCTCTCAAAAACTTTAAACAAGTTTCTTGTACTTCAAAATGTTCAGAACAATAATGAATTCCATCTTGATTAACCCATCCATCTCCTAAAACATAGCCAAGTAAATAAAATAAATATGAAGAGCGGTTTACTTTAGATCCTTCAGTTACATCTTTATCGCCCCATACTTCAGTAGCTATTTTAATTGGAATGGAATCTCCAATTTTTAAATTTTCAATTTCTTTAAAAACGAACTCGCCACCATCATAAACTAAAACTTTATGACCGATTTTTGCTTTAAAACTATCGCCAGATTGTAGGTTTATATCTAAACCCTGTTCTTCTGGATTTTCTTTTTTATCTGAAACAAGATTAATTTCATTTCTTGATCTGACATAATCTCCAATTTGGATATCTTTAATTTTTTTAAATCCATTTTTCGATAAGACATATTCATTTTCTTCTAGACACCATATCCCCAAAAAATAATCAGTTTCCATCATTGCTTTAATTGCCATATGCTGGAATGGGAACAATGAAACACCTGTAATTAGTTCTGAAGAAAAAGATGGGTTTTCTTTTAAGAATTTATATAATAAAATTTTAGCTTTCTTCTCGTCAATAAAACCACTTGTATCAAGTATTTCTTGATTAATGTTTTTAAATTTTTTATGTAATTTTTGATTGCCAGTTTCCCAACTCATGATTTTTTCCCTTCAAAATAATTCATAACTCCAGAATCTAAAAAATACTGGATATCTGTATTCCACACTTTTCTACCTAAAACTAAAAGCTTCGGTATAAGCAGGGTACTATTGCTTCTATTGCCACTAAATACAAATTGACAACAATCTTTAAAATCATGTTGAAGCACTCTCATATTATGAAAGACATATTTTAAATTAACTTTTTGTGGAGAGAAAACATTTTTCTTTTCCATCTGATATAAGTCTGTTTCAATAACAATAAATAAATAAGAACCAAGACTTCTGCATCTTTCCAACTCTCTGCGAAATCTTTCGTAGCCGCCGCTCATTGTATTGCAAAAATCATCGTATGATTTTCTATCAACATAAGTATAACTATAATGTTCTCCAGCTACTGCATAATCTCCAACATCTAATTTTAGTTTTTCAAAATTCTTAAAAGGCAATGGTTTTTGTTCTCTTGTGTCTATAAAAATTTTAATTTTTGAGCAGTCGTCATGAAACTCTTTGGGAAATTTACCACCAAACATAGGCTCCACTAAACATTTTTTACATGCATCAGTATAACTGCCATAGAATTTTTTATAAACATCTATTGGTGGCAGTTGATTTGTATATAACTCTATGGAACTTGGAGCGTATTTTAATTCTTTTTTTTCTATACGATCTTTTAAGATCTTTATGATATAATCAGAAACTTCTGAGAATGGAGCTGAGTCACACCATTTAAGCAATTGACTACGATTACTGAAATCTTTTTCAAAATACTCATCATAGTTTTTAAACTGCATTAAATCACCAGTTAATTTATTTTTGCGCTGATAATTTTTTACATAATACTCGCCTAGTAACATATCATGTTTTTTGATATGCGTATGAAGGCTTTTTAGGGCGGGGAAGTCCTGTCCGCACTCTTTGCACTTAAATGACATCATCTTGAGAAATTCCTAATACTCTGGCCTTCCATTCGGACATACCTTCAAGTCTGTGAGCTTCTTGTTGAATGACTTCTTTTTGCATTTCAGCCATTCTTACCATATTTTTACGCTCTTCTTCATCTTGAAAGAATTGAACCAATGAAAGAATAGATGCATTTTCTTTATGCTTGCTCTTCATTCGCTCAGAGCGATCTCCTTGTAATTTTTTTGTTAAATTTTCAATTCTACCTTCGCACTGATGGTATTCAGAACTTTTAGCTTTAATAATTTCCGCAAGTCTTATGCTCATTTCTTCTTGATCATTAGCAATATCAAAAAGATCATTAAGCTTGTTTAAATGCTTACTAACAACTTCTAAATTAATAACTTCCTTACAGACGTTCATATATAAATTAAGTTCATCCGCAGTAAGGTCTGGCTTATCCCATGTTAAACGAATAAACTCTTGCTCAAATAACTCACGATCATCTTTAGATGTGTAGTTATTAACAATTTTAACAAACCTAGAATTATTAAGATTTATTCCCAATCTATCCACACAATTCTTATGTTGCCTATTTAATTTCTCCTCCTCTAAAGACAATCCAGTAGCATCGTTGATCTTTTTGACGATGCGCCCAGTAGACTTGGGGGCAACGTAACTACTTAAAGAGGCATCAACATCTTGAGATGGAGTATAGTCTGGGTTAGCTTCTCTGAGAATTTCAAGAACGGCTCGTTGCTCAAGAGAAAGAGGCTTCACCTCTTTCTTTGGAAAGACGATTTCGGCAATCTTTAAAGAAGATAATCCATCATTACCCTGTTTAATGATAAAATCAATTTGTTCTTCGGTGAATTCAATACCGTCTTTCTTTACTCGACGTGCAGTTTTGAATTTTAATTTATTTTCAATCATGAACTGACGAATTAATCGCCCTTCCTTACTTCTGCCGTCGATACTATTGTTATCAAAAACGCGACGAGTGATCTCATTTAAATCTGATGTAGATTTATATGTATCAATAACTAATTGTTTTTGTAAATCTGTTAGTGTCATTCGTCTATTATAATATCATTTTCGCGGATTATTTCCTCCGCTTTTTCCCTTAGCATTTTTTTAAGATTTTTTATTTGCTTGTATCCAGCTTTTCTGTTTTTTTCATTTGTTTTGTAACCCATGAATTTAGCAACTTCTTCTTCAGATTTTTCTTCGAAAAATAACATCATGTAAACAGTATAATGTTCTGAGCTTAGTTGAATCTTAAGTATCTCATTTAATCTTTCTATTGCTGAATCAAAATGAATAGTCGTGTCTGGTCTTGAATCTATTTCTTTTATATGATTTTCTAAAGCAAGAGGTAATTTAATTCCATACCCCGCTTTCTTTTGCTTTGACCATTTAGCATACATGCCGCAAGTCAAATTTTGACTACCACTTCTAGTCCAAGAACAAAGATTGTCGCCCATATTGAACTTGCATTGCATACAAGGCTTGACATAATTAGTATAATTGTTTCTAATTATGTTTTTAATTTGATTGGAGGCTATTCTCGCTATCCATGGTTCAAGTGGAAGAGATTGATCCCACATATCCCACTTTTTGTGGATGTGTATTTTAACCACTTGCTCTACATCAGAGAAATCAAACCAATTGATCGCATTTAATTGCCACTTAGATCTAAACTTTCTTATAGTAGCATCAATGATATCGGAGAAGTCTTCATATTTATGTTTTTTATTCCCCACTGGTAGATTTCTCGCTAATAAAATCATCTACCGTTTTAGAACGGCGACTCCTCCTTGAAACACCCGCATTACCTTGCCCAAATAATGAACCAAGAGTAAATTGATTGACACCATCTTCACGTTCAATGTCTACTTGTAGATTTCGAATATTAGGAACGTGTTGAACGTTGGTGTTTTCACCATCGTCTTCTTCATCCTCTTCATTAATATCATACTCCGCACTTGCTACTTGCTTTTTTGGTGGCAAGAAAGA